GACAGCGCTTCCACGCGAACGGCATCACGTGGACCAAGACGCGTGTCCCAGGTTCGTGGCTCGAGACGGCTCAAGCCTACGGCTGCGGACAGCACCAGAACTTTCACCCAGACTTGCGCGTCAAGCTCCTGGTGGAGTAGAATACCGTCTGACTGTTTGACTGTGAGGGACCATGACACCAACGATCGCTCTGCTCCATCCTGACGACCTGCTGCTGTTCGAGGAAGTGCGTGCGGCCATGCGTCGCGTGGCGACGCAGTATGACCTTCCACTGCGGAGTGTCGAACCGCTCCCAATGCCGACGCGTTCACAGGCGGATCGCTTGGGCGACTGCTCCGGGACTGGTGATATCCGCATCGTCATGCGTGCGACCGTGGACGGTGCATGGGTGGAGGAGCCACGGACACCAGCGAAGATCTGGGAGACCGCAGCGCACGAACTGGCACACCTGCGCTACATGAATCATGGCACCGAGTGGAACGCTCTGGCGCTGGAGCTCCACGAAGCGCTGGTCAATCAGCAGGAGTCACACCGAGAGAAGATCGTGCGCAAGCTGGTGAAGATGCAAGCGCAGAAGGATGGAGAGGCAGCACTTGGCAATGCGGAAGCAGCCGAAGCGTTCGCAGCAGCCATCAACCGGATGCTCATCGAGTATGAGCTCCATCCCTCGGATCTCGACTTCGCGCGTGCCTCAGACAACGATCCCGTCGTGGAGATTCGCGTAGACCTGAGCAAGTATCAGATCGAGCGCAAGAAGCGTCGCATTGCATGGCAGGAGACGCTCGCTCGCAAGGTCGCCGAAGCGCATCTCTGCACTCACCTGATTTCGCAAGGTCGCAACGACATCTGGTTCGTCGGCACGCGGTCACACGCGATGGTGGCAGAATACACGTATGGCATCCTCGTTGCAGCCGTGGACAAGATGGCGCATCAGGAATACTGCCGTTACTGGTTCGCTCAGAAGCGTGAAGTAGGTCACACGCGTGACACCAAGGGATACAAGGAGTCGTGGATCGGATCGTTCATCATTCGCATTGGCGAGCGCTTCGACGAAGCACGCAGAGCAGCCGTCGCTCAGTTCGATGCGGAGCATCCGGCTCCCGCTGGAGCGCAGAGCGTGGCACTCGTGCGTCTCAACGGAGCGCTGGTCAAGGTTCGGAACTACATCGACGACAAGTTCAGTTCGAAGCGTGGTGGCGTCAGCGGTCTCGGCATCGGGCGTGGGAGCCATGCCGGAGGACGTGAAGCAGGACGAGCAGCAGCCGACCGGATGGCGATTGGCCGGAAGGCTGTCACTGGTGGCAGCACTGGCAAGCGTGGACTACTGCGGTAGTCCACGCGTGCCGATAGGTTAGGTCATGGAAGAGATCATCAAGGGCGTTCAGGGAATGCTCGACATCATCGGCGCAGTCCACATGGTTGTGGGCTGCGTCCTTGGTGTCGTGCTGGTGTATCTGCTCGTGCGTCGTCGGCAAGTCGAGCAGGACGAAGCCAAGTGGGACCGCTGGAAGGACGGAGGGAGAGCAGCATGAAGGATCAACTTGTGCGCTGTCCGTGCGGCTGCGTGGTGCAGCGACATCCGTCTGAGCCTGTGGCACCCAAGCTCTGTGGCGACTGCCTGCTAGAGCATCCTGAGCGTCTCCTTGAAGGTCCACGCACGGCGTATACCCTCTCAGAACGCGCACGGCTCCAGCAGGCGATCGAGCGCCACTAGGCTAGGGTGAGGTAGAGGCTGGCGCACGATCGTGCGCCAGTGAGGCCGCTAGGCCGCTACAAACAGCTTCCGCTCTGCCTCACGCCGACGCGTGAGACCGTTCAAGATCTTCCCGCCACTCTTGTTCCACCGTGGGAACTCCTCGTAGGCACCGCTGATGTCGCCTACGTGGAGCTTCCGCAGCAGTGTGGAGCGCTCCAAGCTCGGTCCACCCACGTTGAACGCGAAGCTGACCAGTGCGGCGAACTGATTGTCCGTCACACCGATCTTCAGCATGTGCTCCACGTCTCGACAGGCATCGAGGAGATCAGCGCGAAGCAGATCCTCCGCTTGGAACGTCGTGATGCCACCCGGATACAGGCTGCGAGCCAGCATCCGGTTCTCCTTGCCACGCAGAAACTTTCCCTTGTAGCGTATGGCGTGTCCCCATCCGATCGTCCAGATCCCTACGGGATCCATGTAGGGATCTAAGTTGACGGTCGTAGGATCGCCGTCCTCCAGACCCTCGAACGACTTGACGAGTTCGACGCCGCGCTTGTTGATCGGTCGGATCATCTCAATACCACTTGAACCACGCGTTCGCTGCCTTCAGCGCTGCGATGTTCGCGCCACCCTTGCCACTCTTCACGCTGCCATCAGCGTTGAGCAAGTCTGCCACGCAGCCATCGATATACGTGTTGTCCGGGAACTGATCGGTCGAGCGTCCCGGTTGGATATGACGCCCGAACGTGTTGCCCTTCATCACGTATCCCGGCTTGACGAACGCGTTGAACGCTGGGAAGCCAGTGCCGAGACCAGGACCTGTGATGTAATACTCACCGCAGTCCTGGATGTTGTCCACGTATTCCAGTCCTTCGACCATATCCACCGTGTCGTTGGCCTGCCCAGAGAAGTTCAGAATCGAGTTGCCATGCAGCCGGTTCCACGTATTGCGGCGAACAGCCAGTTGATCCCATCCCTTGTTGATCAACATCCCGGAGTCCACGTTCCAGAACAGATTGTCCTCGATCTGCAGGTTACGTGACTTACCAACCGTGCCGGGATTGCCACCATCGTTCTGTGACAGCGTGCGGAAGGCGAAGCCTTGAACGTTGAGCAGGATGTTCCGACGGAAGTAGCCGTCGCTGAGCAGCGCCTCGCGTGCAGTGAGCAGCACGCCATCACCGTCCTGCGCATCAGGCCAGCAGTTCTCGAGGATGCAGTCTTCGACCGTCCAGCCAAGCATCGCCTTGAGCTCGAAGAGATTCTTCGACGCGTAGTGCTTGCCACTCACCCACGTGATGTTCTCCAGCGTGCCATAGTCGTAGTTGTAGCTGCTGCCTGGCAAGTTAGGTGCGTTCGGATCAGTGACGAACCACACTGGCTTCCACGACGGATGCTTGCGGAGATGGCACCGCGTCATCATGAGACCGCGTGGGACGAACGCATCCGGTGTCGTGCCACCTTGCCCACCGAAGATCACGTTCTCGCCCGTGGCTTCGAGATAGGAGTTGTGAATGGTCCACGGACCAGGAGACCACCACGCACCAATCGCTTGGCTGTCTCGCTTCTCCTGCCAGAATCCCTCGATGACACCGTTGAGGAACTTGACGTTCCTTCCGTTGGCAGCGATGCCACGGTGTCCACCCTTCGCGGGATCCGCTCTGAGGTAGCAGCGATCGAACGTGATGTTCCGTGGCAGATCATCGGGCGTGGTCTCTTGCGACGTGCCCACGTTCCATCGACCTTCGTTCAGGTGATCGGGCGTGTCGCTCCGGAAGCCAGTGATCTTCCAATCGTGCGAGCGTGGTGCGAAGTGCACCATCTGCATGCGTGGCATCGGGAATGCACGCAGCTTGTTCCAGCCGAACGGAGTGTCGAGGGACGACGTGATCTCGCTCTGTCCCCATCCTGGCTTGTCTGGTGGACGGATGTTGCCGTAGTCGAACGGCTCGCACACGAACTTCGTGTTGACAGGCTCCGCGTCGAGCGCTGCTTGCAGGTCCCCGCCCGCGTTGATGTAGACGACCTTCTGCACCGGGATGTTCTCGTCTCCACCCTCGGGATACTCGGATTGGAATGCCGCCTTCGCTGCTGCTGCCGCAGCAACTGACGCGTTCAGTTGCTGGAGCACATACTCGTAGTCCTTCATGCCGCTACCCTCCTATGGAACGACCACACCCGTGCATGTGGCAACTAGATAGGTTTGAAACTTCTGCTTGTTGATCTGCGTGATCTGCACGCTGAACTTCCACGACGTGAGTTGTGCCACGCGCGCGGCGAACCGTTGCACGTCTGCGAGCTTATCGTAGTTGTAGGTATTCCATCCCTGCACGACACCACCAACAGCCACGGGAGCGCTCGTGCCCGTGGGCGTGACATAGGGACATGGCAGAACGACCGGAGGAGGAATGATCGTCCGCACTTCCGTCTCCATCAGATTAGGACAGGCAGTGCCACCGTTCGCTGGCTGCGTGAGAACCGTGCGCGTGCGCGTGCGCGTCTCCTGCGTTGGGCTCACGGTCGTCCACTCGGACCACGCTGACCACTCCGACACGATACAGTTGATCGGCGGATTGGACTGAAGGACAGATACGATGAATGGAGGTGTGCTTGCCGCTCCGCTTTCGTTGTAGGCTTCGACCGTGATGGAGATATCACCGGGAGCAGCAATGGTCGTCGTCATGAAGATGTCCGGCTGGTTCGCTTCCGGAATCTCTAACACGACTTGATTGTTGATCTTCCAGCGATAACCTTGTGGCAATCCAGCCGTGCGGTCTGGTGTCGCTGCCATCGTGAATGACTGGCCTACTTGCACCTGCTGTCCTACGAGGGTGACGGTAGCCAGCAGCAGCGCAGATACGAACGCAATGAATCTCATGCTGTCCTCTTGACACGATCCTTCGGTCGTAATCCCCATTGGGACATCTTGTAGTTCAACACCCGTGGCGAGATGCCTAACTTGCTGGCTGCTTCCTTCTGTCGCCAGTTCGTGGACTCGAGCGCTTCTACCAGTAGGTCGCGCTCTTGTATCTCGAGTGCGCTCATCTCCGGAGTATCAGGCACGTCGTATACGTGACGCGGGCGCTCTCGCGAGAGTTCCTCGATGACGTTCAGTGCTGCGTCCAACAGCGCCAGTAATTCAGCTTCACGCGTGCTAGGAATGTAACGTTTCATTCCAAGTGATCTTCGTTGCTCGGTAGATCTCGAACTCCACGGTGTCTCGCCATCGTGCTTCTACCCACTGGACTGCCAGCGCGTGCGACGGGAATGAATACACGCCGTGATACTTGCCATCGATCCAGATATGAAAGTCGATCTCTGGAAGCGGAAATCGTTCTACCGTCGCACGTTGGGCCATGGGTTAGAAATAGATGGGCATCCTTTCGAATGCCCACCAAGTGTTGCTAGACCTGATCGCCGCCGCCGGTTTCGCCGCCGCCTTCGCCACCCTCCACCGGAGGAATCTCCGGGTTCGGATCGGGAACCGGGTTCGACGGATCCGACGCGAGAGGCACCAGCGCATCGGCCACTGCCTGCAGTGCCGTCACGCGTGACGCGGAGCTCGCATCGAGTTGATCGAGAAGCTGCGCCGCAGGACCACCGGCTGCCACTTCAGCGCGAAGCTGATTGATCAGCGCGATCTGGTTCTGCTCGTTGGTCACGACGGACTGAAGGACCGTGGCGAGCTGATTGGTGAGTGCATCGATCTGCGAGAGCGATGCCTGGAGAGCGTCTCCCTTTGCCATTAGCTTGTCTCCTGTGATCATCAAGCTGCTGACGTTCTCTAGAAGCGTCTGCTGTGTCTTGATGATCTGCTGCAAGTCCGCGTCAGACACCACCGTGATGTTGATCGGACCTGTTACATGAATGTGAATTGGGAACTGCATACCACTCCTCTCAGTGGAACTTACTTGGTGTCATCCTCCTTTCGCCGCTTCATGGTCTGCGGAGGGTGATCGCGCTGTGCGAGTATTGCCTCCGCATCTTCAACACGGATCGGAATGACCGCTGGCACAATCGGACGCTCAGCGATCTGCTTCACGATGGACCGTGTTGCTAAGAGCTCAGTGTTCACCGCCAGGATCTTGACGTTCACGTCGTTCGCTTCCTTGAACGCCTTCTCGCTGATCTGCGTGTTCTTATTGAGATCGCTTTGGAGACGCGTGTGGTTCCGACGCATCTCACTTTGGAACTGAACGATCTCTTTCTTCTCCTCTGCGTCTTCCTTCCGCCATCGACGGTCACGCTTATCTCGGTATAGCTGGTATACCAGCGTGACAATCGTCGTGACGAGTAGGACTATCTGGGTCACAGCTACATCCGACAAGGGTCACACCTCTGCAGGAAGCAAGTCCTCCACATCCCGCACAGTTGGGGTTATTACGAAGCTGTCGAAGTCATCCTCGATCTCGCGCACTTGGCAGCGCCGCGTCTCGTCGAGTGCCCATCGTGTATCACGGTGGCGCAGCTTGATCACGGTGCCAAGTTCCAACGCGAAGCCGTCCGACATCCACAGATCGAACGTGAGCTCCAATCGGCCTTCAGGCACCGACCACAGATCACGGAACTCCTCGGCCACTTCTAGTGCAGTCGTATCGTTACGTATGAGATTGAACTCCAGCATGTCGGAGTTACGAATCCCTGTCTCTAAGTCGCCATCATGACTTAGGGCCGCTATCGAGATATCGTTCTGAACTGAGCGCACGCCAGACTTGTAAGCACCGTCGAATGGTTCGCGCCAATCACGCTCACCCGGATTCGGTGTTACACCCTGCAAGGCACTCAGGTAGTTCTTCGTGTTCTGATACCACACCTTATTCGCGACTGCGTCCGCGCGCGCATTGGTATGCACGCCACCCTCGAGAATCAGCGTCTCGTCGAATACGGGCGCATCCGAGTGTGGATTCGTTCGGTTCAGCTTCACGCAGATCGTCTGACCGTGGCGGTTCGGGCCACTGTCCATGTTGTAATTCCGGATGAACTCGAACACGGAATCACGCCATGAGATCTGGGAGTCGAAGCCGAGCATACCCTCGATGTCCCATCCGAGTTCTTCGAGGAGCTCCGCTACCTCATAGAACGTGTCGGTATCGAACAGAGAGTAGCCACCGAAGTCGGCCATCGGCAACCAATCCTCTGACGCTTCCTGCGCGATCCGGTTGTTATACCAGTGCAGGAAGGCCAGTGCAGGATTGTTGATCATGAAGAGCGAGCCGTCGCCCTTCTCTTCCGTCGCACAGAAGTTGCCCGTAATCGGGATCCGGTTCTCGCGTGCCAGCTTCGAGACGATGTGCGTGGGATCGAGCAGGACCAACGTCAGTCGCTGCGGATCCGTGCCGATGACGCTGTATGGGACAGTCGTGCCTCCGGGCCAGTTAGGCTTGAACGGAGACCAGATAAACTGGCCATACGCGCTCTCGGGAATACGCGCGCGTGTCGTGGGTGACTCGCCACCAGTCTGGTAGTCGGCACCGTAGATGTTCTGCACCAACTGACACGCGTGGCCCATCGCGAGATACACGTCCACGACGGAGATAGGCAGTGAGATGCCAAGCTCGGACGTGTTCTGCTGGCCGATGTATTTCAGTTGGACGGTGCCTTCGGCCGCAGCCAACAGCACTTCGTCCGACAGCTTACCGTAGCCACTCTGGATTGGCTTATCCTTGTTCTTCTCGTATGGAGCTTCCAGCGTCGAGATCTCGGTGTCGATCGTGTTGCGTGGGACCAGCAGATCCTTCGCGTCTGCGCTCGTGAGCCGTGACGTGAGCTCGTCTTCCACCGTGATGTCGAAGTCGAGATCGTTGATCTCCTTGTGGTTGAAGATACGACCACGGAACTTCCGGAACGCGTTCGCATCTCCCGTGACCTTCATCACCGGGTAGTCGAGGATGTAGTATTCGACCAGCGCTCCCTTGAGGACGTTCGCTTCAGCAAGATCTCGCAGCGTGCGGTCTGTGTCCGCGAAGCGTGTGGTGATCTGTGATCCCTTCGGGCCACCGTTGTCAGTCAGCGAACGACGCAGCTTACCGAAGCGGACGACGTTGCCCGTCTTCGGCATACCGAAGTTGACGCCAGCCTTCGCGAAGCGATACACGTCTTCGTCAATGGTGATCTCCACCCACAGCACTGGCTCCGTCGCGAGAGCAGGCGAGAGGCCCGCAGGCGGATTGATGCCTTCGGCCACTAGGCCAGAGCCAGTGCAGTCTTCTACCTCCGGCGTGTCCTCGACTTCCTGATCGGCGTCCTCACCTGTCAGCACATCGATGTGCATCTCGGTGAGCTCCAGCAGTGGTGTGACCTTGGTCCACACTTCCACCGGGATGCCAGACATCCGGATGGCGGGATCTGGCTGCGTCCATACTTCGACCGGCTCACCACTGACACGAATAGGAGGATCGTCTTGCGTGACGACTTCTACCGGCTCTCCTGACACACGTATCGGTGTCGTATCAGAGTCACCATAGTAGGGAACCTCTAAGGCAGTCGTCGTAACTCTGATTGGCCCATCGATACCAAGCGAGACATAGATCGTGACGTCACTTCCCGGTGCAACCATCGTGGCTGCATCAGGATCTTGATCGTATACCTCTCCGACTGGCGCTGCGTTGTTTGCGTAGACAACTGTGACCGTGAAGCCGTCGCCTGTCAGGATGGTTGTCGCGTCTCCTTCGGTCTCACCGACTACATCCGGGACTGCTACCGGGCAAGGTCCTGTGGATACGACGAAGTCTACAGGCTCACCCGGATCTAGCTCGGTGCCAGCAATAGGATCTTGCGAGATGACGCTGCCAGCAGGAACTTCGTCGTCGCACGCGGTCGTGACATCACCGACAGTAAGACCGGCTCCGGTGATTAAGTCTTCAGCGTCCTCCTGCGTCTCACCAACGATGTCAGGAACTTCTACCTCGGTAATCGCACCGATGACGACTTCAATGAAGGACTGCGAGACCCGCGTCGGAATGACATCAGGCGCAATGACAGCTTCAATGAATGACTGCGTGGCTCGTGCAGCGACATCGGCGACTGTTCCCACATCGGGAATAGAAAACCCGGCCTGTGTAATGATATCGCTGACAGTGAGGCCCCACGACATCGCAACCGTAGCACCACCAGCCTCAGTGGATATTGCGCCCTTCTCAAGAGCGTTTGCAATGCTGCTCTGCTTGAAGAGAGCAGTCTGCCCAGCACCTTCGGTGAAGACCTGATTGTTGCCGTCCGTGACAATGAAGTCAACGACAAGATCTCCAGTGGCGCTTGTTACGTTCAGCGACGGTGTAGTGCTCGTAACCTGCTGGAATACCAGGTTCTCATACGGTCTGTCGAGATCTGGGTTATTGACGTTGAGAGCACCTGCAACAATCTCGGTGCTAATGTTGGGTGTAATGACGACGTTTGCGGTTGTAGATCCCGGATTCGGAAGAAACCAAAGCTGGAAGTAGCGCTGACCGAGATCCCCCGAGGAGTCCATACGGAACATGTCTGTTCCGTTGAACGTCACGGTGGACGTCATCACACCGGCGTCCTGCAAGAACACCAGGACGTAAAGCGGGTCTCCGTTCGTCGTATGACTGAACGTGAGACTCGCCGATACGGCGGTAGTTCGAGCTCCGGTAGATGTCCCAGTAATCGACGGCATGGACTAGACTGTGACTTTCTGCCCGAACTCCGCGCCATCCACACCGGCAATAGTCCACGGTGCCGCTGTGCCTGGGTTCTCTTCCATCACGCGTAGAACCGCGGTATAAGTGGTTCCAAGATAGACATTTGAGCCGTCGTAATCCACACCGCTGTGGCGCGCTACACTGCAGATGGCCCGTAGTCCTGCGTCGGTCTTGCGCGCGAAGGTCCCGTGCTGAACCGCCTTCACCGCGCCAGTGGAGGATAGTGCTGCGAAATTGTATGTGTCCTTCTGACTGACGGTGCTGGAGGAGTTGTAAGTTGTATCGCCGTCGTAGGACGCTTCATCGACCATTGCCCCATTGTCGGTGCCGGTGGAAGGAGTCCAGTCCGCGTTGCTTCCATCACCACTTGATGCGACTTTGCATTCGACCTTGATGTCGCCGAGGAAGTCATTGTTGTACGACCCTGAACCGTCGCACACGTAAAAGTCGTCTAAGCCGTCACCAGCCGCGCTGCCGAAGATACCTAGACGAAAACTATTCCATCCCGACGAACCTGCTCCCGCGGTGTTGATGCCGGTTGCAGAAAGGACGTTCGCTCCGTTGATGCGGACTTCAAAACTTCCGCTCGTGCCGGTATCGATAACGACCTTCAGCTCGATATACTGTGACCCTGTCGTAAGAACACTTGCAGCAGAACTTCCTAAAGACGTTCCACCGCTTGGCGTGCTCGCTTCGCCGCCACCACGATACGCCGTCATCGAGCCGTCGGTGTTCTGGTAGAGCGTGAACTGAACCGTTCCACTTAGGCGAAACGAGAACATTAACTCCTGAACAGCAACTGTCGCGTATTTGCGTGCATACCCGATGATGGCGGTGGTCCCGCTGGCTGCACTTACACTTCGAATCATGAAGGTTTGCGCGGCACTGGCGGAGTTACTGCGGACCCCATTTGTTCCCGTTCGTGCAGCAGCCGCAACAACTTGTGGACCGCTACCGAAACCACCGCCGGTAGTCCAGCCTTTCAAGGCGAAGTCCGCCGTAGCGTAATGGTCGAACGAGTCGCAGAACCGGAGAGCCATTACAGCGTGACCTCCACTCCAAACTCAGACGCGTTGACTTCCGCAGCGCTCCATGGCGCAGCCGTGTCCGGATTGTTCGTGTAGATGGCGCGGTAATCCTTGTAGTCCATCGCCAGAGCGTGCTCCTCTGTCGATAGGAAATCGGCAGCGCTCACACGCGCGAGTGCCTTGACCTTCTTCGTGCCGCTCGCTTCCTTGCGCGCCACGATGTTCACCTGCACCGCGATGATGTCACCGGCACCACTGACGGTCTGATAGTTGTAGGAGTCCTGATTGCCGGGAGCCGTGGTAGACACGTAGTCCGTGTCTCCGTTCGGCGTAGTCTCATCTACGAGACTCCAGTGAGGTGAGCCAGTGCTCGGCGTCCAATCGAGATGTGTGCCATCCGACTCCGGGTAGATTGCCTCAATACGAGAGTCACCAACGAAGTCGTTGACGTCCGCGCCTTGATCGTCGGCGATGTAGAAGTCGTCGAAGTCCACAGAGCCGCTGGATGTGGCAAGACCGAAACCAATCGCGTCATAGATGCGACCTGTCGGCAGCGTGTCAACGGTGCCTACTTCACTGAGCTCCACGTTACCATTGACGGCGATCTCCACCGTGCCAGCGTTGTCGTGATCGACCTTGAGCTCGATGTAGTTCCACGTGCCGTTGTTCACGATGCCCGCTGGCGTGCTGCCGAGGAGAGTGCAGAACGCGTGCGACATGGAGCCGGACGATCCCGTGCTGTCACTGGCGCGCCACGCGGAGATGCTGCCGTTCGAGTTCTTCGTGAACAACACCATTGGACGTTCGTCAATTACCGAGGAGAACGTCTCGCAGAACGCGTATTGTCCGGTCGCGTTGAACTTCACAGCGAAGCCGACGATTGCAACTTGACTTCCAGGATTCACGCCCTTACGAAGATAGGCGTTGCCTCCACTGCAATGGAACGCGTTACTGCCCCAACGTCCTGTCGCTGTAATAGACATGTGGTTGACGCCGAGCATGTCATACTTCTGGGCGAAGTCGGCCGTGGCGTAATGATCGAACGAATCTACAAAGAGAACGGACATAGGATCTCCTAGCGCAGTCGCGCTCCCCACTCCACGTCGTTAATGTCTGTCACCTTCCACGGCAATCCTGTTGCCGGATTGACAGGCGACACTACCATCATTGCAGCGTAGGACGAAGGAATCGCCTGCTCGCTGTAGAACCGTTGCACGCCATCGACCACGACGAACGGGCGCAGCCGACGCTGTGGCGTGACCGTGCTCTGCGCCATGATCGTGATCTGCGCCGCGATGATCCCGGCTGTCGCTGCTTCATCGAGCTCCTCGACTTCCACGGAGAAGTCGTCATCCGGAATCGTGGCCTTGATGAATGTGCTGCTGTCGTCCGGTGACGCATCGTCGATCTGCGTGTAGCGTGTCGTGCCAGAGTTCGGTGTCCACTCCGTGAACGTGCCATCAGCGTTCGCCACCATCGGTGTTACGATCGCATCAGGTATGATCTGGTTCTGTGTGCCTGCTCCATCCAACACATACAGGTGAGCCGCGGTAATCTGGTCTGTGACACCGAGATACGCTCCGCCCCAACGACGGGAATCTTCAGGTGCTGTGTTCTCGCCCACGACCGTGGCTACGATATACGTGTTCGTGCGCGTGGAGTTAAGCTGCAACTCCATGGAACCAGCCGTGCGATCAATCGTGCCCTTCCATGAGATCCGATTCCACGCACCACCGCCATTCACCGTGACGACAGACGTGGCGAGCAGATCCACCATGTCTCCACGATAGAGCGCCAGCAAGCCAGTCGTCTTCAGCACGACACAGACCTGGATGGCTTGGTCGTCGTCCACTGCTGCCAACAGGATCTTGTCTGCAACAGGAAGCGCATCAACCTTGAAGCGTGCGCCCATGACGAAGCTCTGATCCGCACTCGGACGGACCATCCGCACCACGTATGCGTCTTCACTGGTGCCAATCCATCCTGGCCTACCCTCGTATCCAGATGCCGTTACATCCACATCCAAGTCGTCGTGCCAATAGCGCGACAGCTTGGACGTGTCGTAGCGATCCGGGTTCACCAAGAGAAGGACGCTCATACCAGTGAATACCCTGCGTTCACTTCCTCGGCCTTGATCTCCATGTTCATCTTACCGACCACTGCGTTCGTGTGGAACGCACCACGGTAATAGATCTGCCGCGTGCTTTGACGCGTGTCTGCGAACTGCACAAGCAGCACGTCGGGATCCTCTGCTTCAGGGATCAGGATCCACGGAAGGATCGTGCTCTGCGCTGCGCGTCTCAGTGACAGGAGTTCGTCACGATCTTCACTCTTGAGCGCTGTGCCCGTGAACTCACGCACGCGCACGGGAATACGATACTGCTTCCGCTTGCCGACGCCCGTGCGCTTCTCGATGTTAGGCACGACTTCGGCAAGCTCAATGTTCCAATCCAGACGCAGCCATCCGAACTCGGTGAGCAGAGCAAGGTGGCCGATAGCCACGTTCGTGGGAGTGCCTGCTACCGCGATGTTCCAGACGTTCGACGTAGCTAGCGCGTCCGAGACGTTCTCCAGATCCCACCAGCAGTTCACGCAGAGATCATCCTCTGGCTCCACGACCGTGCCACCAACGACGGACTGAGCCGACATTGCACCACCGTTCGTCAGCAGTGGATTCAGTCCGGGCCAGTTCGTGTTGATGGCAGCGACGCCATAGAGACGCACGGGACCACCGAGGGTAGCACGCAGTGTCGCTGTCGTGGCTGACGCCTTCGCGACCGTGTCACTCTCCAAGGTCTTCGCGTTGATCACCGGGTAGTCGGAGTCTTCGCCACCGACGACCCACGAGAGGGTGGCGTCAGCGATGACGTTCCAATCCGGTCGTGCATACAATGTCAGTGGCATTACTTCAACCCTCGACGAAGCTTGTCGCGTGAGTTCGCGACGTTATGCCGCAGCACTGCATCCACCAAGACAGGTGTCGTGTGTTCACGGATGGCTCGCTCGTAGTCACCTTCGTTATACGCGTTGACCGTGATGTTGTTGACGATCGTGAGACCGCCACCCTCCATCTCATCTTCACCCCATGTCGAGACACGCTCACGACCATGGAGCACAACGGGAGTGCCTGCACCGAAGTCGAGATACTGACCTTGCGTGCCACGCGCGTAACCAGCCAGCGCTCCCGGTTCATCACTCGGACTGCGTGGCTGTGCCACCCATCCTGTTGGCAGTGCGTCTTCGCTTGGCGTGCGGACGTTGTAATTGATGTCCACGTTCACCGTGCGTGGGATGTCGTTGATCGCGTCCGTGACACCGAACACGCGCTCGAACATCTGCTCCATCTTCTCGATCATGCGATCGAACTCTTGGCCCATCGTCCGCGCCCAAGTGATCGACACAGAATTGAGATCGGTGATCGCTTCGCCGTTCAGGTTCGTGAGATCGCCCGTCTCCACCATCTTGCGGAGGATAGGCTCGAAGGCAGCAGGCACTTCGGCGCCAGTCTTGAGCGCCATGTGGAAGTATTCGTTGATAGCGTCAGCCATCCGCTCGTTGACGAGAGCGAAGTTGATTCCGCTATTGACGAGCACACGCCAGTCTTCGATGAGATCCACCGCAGTGGCGTGCATCTGCTGTTGACGCATGACTGCGCCAACTTCTTCCATCGTGAAGCCATACTTCTCGACTGCCTTCGTCAGTCGCTCCTGATCACGGATGGCTTCCTCACGCACGTTGTTGATCTTGCGCATCTCCTCTGCGACAGCTTCCGAACTAATGTGCGTCGCTGCATTCAGCTTCTCGAGAGCAGCCATCGCTTGCTCCTCCGAGTAGCCGACCGCTAGGTAGGAATCGCGAACACTGATGTTGACGGCTGCCCACTTACGACCTTGCGCTTCTGCAGCCTGTCCCCACGTGAGGGAGTCCGCGATCATGTCCTCCCACTCGTGATACGTCTTGCGTGCTTCCTTCTCCTCCTTGGAGACCATGCGCGAACGCACGAAGCCAACGACGGCTCCGGCTGCTGCGCCTATTGCCATACCCCACGCACCGGCAGCCTTGCCCCACATGGCACCGACCATCATGCCTTGCATGGCACCATAGCCTGCACCCTTAGCGATGTTCGCTGCGGAGTTCCCACCGGCAGGCGTGGCCTGCATCATGCCCGCGTAGATAGAGGATGCACCACTCGCAGTCTGTGCAATGCCTCCCATCTTGTCGCCAGACTTATAGAGCTCCACACCCTTCGCCATGTCCTTGAACCCACCGAGTCCAAGATCCATGGCGCGATTGAAGTCTCCTAAGTCACGGAGGATCTCACCGAACGATCCACCGACGGCATCAGCCAGCGTGTCGAACGCATACGTCAGATTACCAAGGTCATGGCGTAGCTTGTCCATCCATGGGAACTTGGCCTGGAACATCAACTCGAACCAGTCCTCCCACGCATCACGTATCTCCTCAGCGGATGCCTTACCGGAGTCTCGGAGTTCTTCGAACTTCTCCTTCGCGAAGTTGACGGGATCCTTGATGGCGTAGAGCTTCTTGTTGAACGTGTCCCAGATAGCGATGAGTGCCGGATCGAACAGTGCACTGCCACGCAACGGCTCGATGCTCTTCAGGAGTTCGTCACGCAGCCGTTCCGCGTCGTCAATCGCGAGCTCACTCGCTGACATGAAGCTACGCTTGTATTCCTGCGTGATGTCGTCCGCAGCGAAGACCGCTTCCTTGAACGCTTCCATTCGTGCTTCGACAAGCCTCTCGTTCTGCTTGAGGAAGTCGTCAACGAGCTTCTTCTGTGAGTCGCGCGCGAACTCATTCCCCTTCTCCAGCATGTCGGGAATGATCCGCAGCTTCGTGACTGCGTCGATCTGCTTGTTGACGCTGGCAGGCACGACCTTGCCCGCAGCCGTCCACGCAGCGCTGCCCTTGGCCAAGACATCAGCGACACGTCGCTGTTGCTCCTCGGTCATGCGGACTAATTCCAACTTGCCTGAGCCAAGCGCAGTAGCGAGCTCACTCGCATCCTTCATCGCTGCTGCGCCAGTGTATTCGTCGAAGTCCTTCGCTGCTTGCTTCGCTGCCTTGCCACTAGCAGACACGCTCTTCGCGAACATATCAACCACAGGCTCCGCGATGTTCAACTTCTTCGCGATAGCATCATGGGACATGCCCATCTCGAGACCGGCCTGGATGTTCGCGCGAACTTCCGGCTTCAAGCCAGCGAGTGCAGCCTTGTATTTGTTCAGTTCATCCACCATCATGTTCGTATTGCTTGATGGCGACTTAATCGTGGGCCCTTCGAACGGGCCCATAGGAGCCTGCGGTCCTATGAATGGTTTGGGCAGCGTGCTACCCGGCACTGGCGGGAGCGCTGGTAATTCGCCTTGTCCACCACGAATCGCTTCGGCTGCATTGTGGAGCCACGTGAGTTTGTCACGCGCCCAATCGACCAATGCGCCGATCTTATTCATGATGCCTTGGATCGTTCCACCGACACCACCGAAGATCGCGTCTACGAACGTCTTGACACCGGGCAGATTGTTGTAGAGGAAGGATGCGAACTTCTGCCACGGCATGATCAGCCACTCAAGGGCAATGCCACCGTAGTGCATGATGGCCGTGCCTGCGTCGCCCACAAGTTCGCTGATCCACTCGAACGCTGGTGCAACCTTCGCTGCAACGTAGCCCACGATCTCCATGAAGCTGTCATAGAGACCCTTGAGAACTTCGCCAGCCAGCCACGATAGAACCGTGGTCAGATCCTTGACGACCTGCCAGCCTGCTTCCAGAACCTTCCATACCCTGCCAGCGATGTCCTTGATTCCCTCCCATCCTCCAATCCACTTGTAGAGCAGCGGAACGAGGAGTGTGACGGCAGTGATGATCCAACCGATCGGGCCAGTGAACGCAGCAAGACCCACGCGCACGGCCGCGAATACGCGCGTGAGAATCGTCATGACGCCAGACCACGACGTGAACATCGGGATGATGCGTGCAAGCCATCCGCCGATCGTCGTGAAGAATCCGGTGAACGACGGGAAGATCTTGGTGATCCATCCGCCTATGGTCGCGAAGCCTCCACTAATTGCCGTGAAGAACTTGGTCCATATGCTGGTCTGTCCGGCTGCTGCTTGTCCTGCAGCGGACATACCCTTGATCATGTCGCCGGTATACTTGTTGATCTGGCCTGTGCTCGCACCAATCTTCGTGGCTGCATCAGACATGCCCTTCGCCACGACATCGTAATTACGGAGGACGCCGCCGACAGCGTTCCCACTCTTCGACATCCCGCCAATGATGTCCGTGCCGAACGACGTGGCTGCTTGTGCGGTCTTCGCTCCTTGCACTCCCTTGAGTGCAGTGGTGATCATCGTGGCCGCAGGTCCGATCTTGCCTGCCAACGTGATGAAGCTGGCAAGGCCAGTGGACAAGCTGCCGAAGAATAGCAACGTAGGAGCCGCAATGACCGCGATACCAGCCAGCGCGATAGCGAACGTCTTGATAGGCTGAGGCAACGACGAGAAGATCTGAAGGCCAGTCTTCAGCAGATCGAACAGCGGACGCAGAGCCTTGAACGCGTCATGGAGAACGGGGATCAGTTCCTGTCCCAAGTCCTCCAATACCGTGCCCATCTCCGCACGGAATTGCTTCCACGCGAAGCCAGCGGAGTTGACTCCCTGTGTCTGCTTCTGGAACGCGTCACCTACGATGTTCGCGTTCTTATCCGCAGCCTCGCCCATCTTACCGAGCTTCTTGCCGAAGTCCTCCGCCTGCGCGCCCGCGAGTGCGGACGTGAGGATGTATCCTTCCTTACGGCCAAGGAGCTCCGCGACTTCGACGCCTGCGCCCTCCGCATACTTGGTGAGCTTCTGCAGTGCACCAACGAGACCGTTCTCCTGAATGAGTGCCTTGCCTGAGGCAACACCCATAGCCTCCAGCGCTGTGGTCATCTCCTTGTTAGGAGTGATCAGACCGGAGATAGCCGACGCCATCTGCGTGATGACTTCGTTCGTGTTGCCCGTGACACCGGTGGCCGTGGCGATGATCGCGAACATCTCCTCCATGGAGACGCCAACAGTCTTCGCGATAGGAGCCACACCACCGATAGAGGCAGCGAGTTCGGGGAATGTGGTCTGTCCTAAGTTGACCGCTTGGAAGCCAAGGTTCGCGACCTTCTTGAAGGCTCCTTCACTGGTGTCACCGTAGGTCTTCGTAACAGCGCTGAGGAACTTGAACGCTTCCTGGGTGGACGCGAGACCAGCAGCACCAGCCTTCGCTGAGATCTCAAGCTGACCAAATGTGTCGTCCGTATAACCGAGGGACGAGATGACTTCGTAGAGACCGCCGCTGATGTCCGAGCTTGACTTGCCCATATCGACGGCAAGCTTCTGGACACCTTCACGCATGCTGCCGACGACCTTGTCAAGCTCTGTGCCTGACAAGTCCGTCAGCAACGCCGAGACGTTGGCAAGGTTCTCATTGAGATCCGTTGCCATCTTGATGGCTGCGCCACCTACGAGACCGAGACCTGCCGAGAAGGGCAGCAGCGAACGACCAGCAGAGGAGAAGGAATTACCGAGACTCTCAGCGTATTTCGCTGACGACTCGAGCCTCATGTCTGCCTTGTCTAAGACAGGTGAGAACTCGTCCGTCAGTTGGATGAGACCGCTGAGAGTCCCAATGTTTACGTCAGACACGCTGCCGTTCCCTTCTACCGCCGCTAGTTGGACGCTGCCTTGCCTTCTCGCTCGCTATGAATGCCGCGTGTCCGATTGCCTTCATCTGCTTCCAATCCATCTGAGGACGTGGCGGATTCAGGTCTCCGAACGGCATGACGAAATCGCTCACTGGTCGTGCTGAAGTTCCCTTCGATCTATTGATGTTGACGAGCGCCGTGACGATCTGTGCTGAGCGATAGTCTGCTCTGACTTCATCCCACGGCTCGAGATCGCTGTATGCACGCCACTCACGGAGTTGGTGCACGCTGATCTCACGTAACATCGCATCGACGTCAACGTAACCGAGCTTCAACGCTAGACGGAAGGCGAACCGCCTGCCATCACTTTGTCGAAGTCGGTCTTTGTAGGGTCCTCCTTCTTCTCACCATCTCCTGTGTAACCGTTGTGTTCCATCGCTGCCTTCTGCACGCGATTGATCACACGGAGATTCTTCTTCATGAGCGCCATGACGTTCTCGGGCGAGAAGATCTTCTTGCCTTCGGCGTCGCACGCACACATCGCGATGATACGGATCATCGCCTTGTTCCTGCCGTCCTCTGTCTTCACGCTGTTGGAGAACACGACAGCGTCGTATCCCGTCAGCGTGCGAAGGCGGATCGTGCCTCCCCATTCGGGGCAATCGACCGTCGTGTAATCGACGTCATCCGTGTCGAGAATCTCGTCGGCCGTCAGATACTTCGGTATCTTCGCTTCCGGTTTCACTTCCGCCGGAGCCGGAACTGCCACACCCACCTGCGTCGGTGGGAAGAGTGCGTCGGTCTCACTGATGCTGTCTGTCACCTTGCTGTCTTTTGCCATTACCTTCTCCTAAGTAGTGGCAGGGTCTAGGCCGATACAGACCCTGCCTTCGTTCCTGCTCTCAGACGCATCCATCAGAAGGGTGACTACCTCCTAGGATGCGCTCGGCTCTAGCATCGCACTTATGGGGCGGCAACCCACGCATGCTTGCCGGTAGGACGAATCGTGATGTCCGCGCTGAGCCGATCATCGACCGGAGCACTCGGAGCAATGTTGCTCACGAAGCCAGAGAACACCCACGCGGTGCCATCCGGATACGTGAGACGGTAGATATCCCGCGTGCCGTCGAACCACGCCTGCTGAAGACCAGTGAGGTGGTCATGGGCTGCGAGTCCGGGCACGAAGTTGACGTTGAAGTTCATCGGCCCATGCCGACGAATGCCGACGATGTAGTCGTCGTCTTCCTCGTTGTGCGTCGTGAGCTCGATCTCATTGCGCGTCAACGCTGGTGGCGTGATGTCGCGCAACTCACCGATTTCGTTGAAGACGATCGGGCCACCCTGCGGATCGTTGCGTGGCCACGCGGGATCGATCGACCTCTCGATGATAGTTCCTTGTGCGGAAATTCCCTCGCTCATCCTTCTACTCCTTTAGGAAGGTGTCTTGATTGCTCGAATGTTGAACACGACCTTCGCGTGTCCATTCCCGTCAGGACCGTTGTCGAACGGTTCCTGTATTGCATCGATCTCTCGGTAGCGAACGCCGCCGCTAACGACGAGATTACGGACGCCAACCAAAGCGTAATAGGCGCTGTATGCCAGTGCCTCCGCAGCTTTGAACGTAGGAGCGCTGGCAGTGACCTGACAACTTGGTCGCTGCCATGCCGGACGCGCGGAGATTACCACACGATCTCCATCTCGCGTGACCGCATTCTGTGTTCTCTCAGGCTCCAATCCCCCATACTGCCGAAGGTGCACTATCCCGTCAGCAGGCGGAACCGGAGGCACCGTTGCTTGAGAGGACGCTCGGATGCGTGCCAGTGGAATACCGGCACGAGTCACGAGGAGGGAGACGAGATCGTCGAGAAACATGTGACCTAGTCCTGTAGGGTGACGTATTGCCCAATGATGTCCATGGCTTCCGCTGACTTCTCAGTAAGCGGATCTTCCAGAAACTTCGCTTTACCTCCGTTCGGGTGGTTCATGTTCAAGTCTTCATGAACCTTCACTGCATAAGGAGCCGATGGGCCACCAGCGATGATACGGATGGATACGTCCTTATCGCGCCAGAGTGGACCTTCGATAGACAACGTATTACGCAACGCTCCCGTCATGACGGGCGTTTGATCCGGCTGCTTCGCATCGTCAATGACTGCCTCTCCGAAAGCAGCCAGTCCCTGTCCGACTTGACGACGCTGTTGCGCTTTCACCTTACGGAGATTCGCACGCATCTCTTTACTGCCAGACCACTGGAAGCTCTTGACGGCATTCATTGACGCACCACACGATCGCCTTCTGGCAGCTTCGCGGACGGTGATGAGAGCACAGCGTCGGTAACTTCGAGGAACCGTGCGCCGATGTTCTCCCAGCGGAAGCGATCCTCTTCAACGAGAGCCAGCCCACGCTGCTTGTAGCGCATGAGGATCTCGTGATCACGATACATCGTGTCGAGCGCACGGATGCCAGCTTCACGATCCATGATCCCGCCGATGGTGTTGACACCGGACGTGGTGCAGGCAATAGACGTGCACGGAACAAGGTAGGCACAGTCCTCACCCTGCTTGTTCACAGTCCACTCTGCCAGTGCGCTCCAATCAGGCGCGATCTGTGGGACGCCACACGCCATACTCTCGATATGCGGCAATCCCCATCCTTCACCCTGCGTCGTGGAGAACATGACGTCAGAGCAGGAGTAGACCGTCGGCATGCTGCGCTCTGGCAGACCGTATCCGATGTTGTCAGGATCAGAGATGATGAACTGACCCTTCATACCGTAATACTTCACCAGTTGCTTGGCATCGTAGGCGTCCTCACCTGTTGGACAGATGTGGAAATAGAGCATGGCGTCCTTGATGCCATACTCCTTGACCCACTCCGCGAAGTAGCTGATCGTCAGGTCGTGACGCTTGCGTGGCTGGTTCCGATTGACGTTGCCCACGATGAAGCGATCACGGATCGCGTCGGGGAAGTCAGCGCGCCACCGTGCCTCAGCCTGCATCACCGGACGGTAGATGTCCAGATCCACACCAAGCGGAATCACGGACGACGTTCCAGTGAAGCCTCCACGCTTCGCTTCGAACTGACCGAACTCAGTCCAGAAGATCGCGTGTGACAGACCGTTCAGTTCGTTGCCACGGCAGTTCTTTCCGTCAACGGCAACTGCGCCAATGACAGGCGTCGATCCACCAATGCGCTTCAGATACTCCGCGAAGTTCCACGGATCCTGCTGAATGATCACGACGTCAGGCTGCAATGCGCCGACGAGTTGCGCTGTGCGGTGGACACCATACGCGTCATGTCCACCGGGATTCGCTGGAAAGATCGGGTATGGATACTCGTGGGGATCACCGTAGTAGTTGATCCCGCAGACCACGACGTCCCACTCTCCCGACTTATGGAACGCTTCGAGCGTCTTGTGCGTGGCCTTCGCGAACCCACTGGCAACGACAGCATCACCGACCCAGAGCAGGCGTCTCACAACGCACGCTCCCAGAACCGTGTGACGATCGTCTGCCAGTTGAAGAACTCGACTGCATGCGCACGCTCATCGGGCGTGACCGGACGCGCGCCCGCGCGAAAGACCGCTTCGAGTGCATCTGTCGTAACGTCGAACGTGCCTTCAGGAACGAACTCCGCAAAGTCCGCATACCACTTGCGATAGTGTGGCGCGTCGAACACGATAGGACGGCAACCGCAGAGCAGTCCTTCGGCCGCAGGAAGTTCGAAGCCTTCGCAACGACGGAGGCCCGCTACGAACTCGCACTCGGAATACATGCGCGCCAGCGTGACGTCGTTGACTCCGAGGGAGCAAGTCACGCCCTTGAGATTCATCTCCGGTCCAAGGTGAAACATTGGACGGTTGATGCGCTGCGCTGCTGCGGCACACTCGTTGACGCCTTCGGTCTCAGCTACGTATCCGCTGGTGGCAATCAGGTAATGCCGACGACGTGGCGACGGTTTGAACACGTCTCCATCAGCGCCAAGCGGAGACTCATAGAAGTGGAAGTCCGCAGACTTCTTGCCCTTCGAGTCCGCTGCGAGTGCAGCCGGAAGGTCGTAATAGGACCACACGAGTTGCGCGTCCTCCCACATAGGGAGCCAGTCGAGCGCATTGCCCGCAGTGGACCGAAAGCAGTATTGGACGATGACGTATTTCTGTCCGTGGTCAACGATGTCCTTGATGTATTCCTTCACATCGTGGAAACCGATGGCGTGCACGACCACTAGGTCAGCGTCGAGAATGTTGTTCACGAACTGCACGGTCGTTGGCGCATAGCGCTCCAACATCGCTTGCACTCGTGTCAGACTCATCGACAACGTGGGAGCCTTGACGTATACTCTCATGGGTGTGTCACCTTGAAGTTAGCATGTGCCGCAATGCGGTAGCCGTTGGAGCGAGCCGTATCGCACCACTGGACCAACGCACCATCTACCATTCGATTCTTCTTGTTACGGGCCACGTCTCCTTTCATGACAAGGCACGAGCCAACACTGTTGACTGGTGTCGGACCTTGGAAGTTGAGTGAAGGATGGAACGGATAGAACGGAGAGAACCGATTGCCGTCGAGTCCTCTGAACGCCCATATGTCGTAGAAGCAATCGCCTGCCATGACCATTGGTGCTACGACGTCAACGCCATCCCGCTGTTCGTTCGCGATGTCTGCCAGCGAACCGATCGTGTGCGCGTTCCACAGGAGATCGCTCTCCACGTAGACCACGACGTCATGCTGTTCCTGCACACAGTCCAGCATGGCATTGCCAAGCTGACTGAGTGCAGCCATCCGCTCTGGTGCCTCCGTGCTACCGAAGCGTGGCGTGTGCTGGTCGAACTCATACGTGTAGGTGTGCACGCCCGCACGCGCGTGCGCTGCTTCGCCTTCGCGCTGGAGCGTCTCCTGCGTGGCATCAGTGGAGTCTCCCTCCACGGCGATCACGCTCACGGTGTGCGACGGTCCAATGTGCTTCTGCAGCGCGACAGCTTGCGCCATGTAGCGTCGAACGTTGTGAGCGCTATCGCGCCATGCTGAGACGATCGCGATGTTCACGGGCGAACGTTCCCTCTCTTCTTCGCCGGAACGCCTGCCCAGATTTCGAAGTCGGGAACATCCTTCGTGACGACAGCACCAGCAGCGACGACCGCGTTCTCTCCGATGGTGATACCGGGAAGGACGATGCTGCCAGCGAACATCACGGCATTGCGCTTGACGTGCACGAAGCTGCGTTCGAACTTCGCGTCGGGAGCGATAGCGGAACAGCCATGACCGTAGCCGACAACGTTGGATCCACTGATAACCTTGGCACCGCTGCCAAAGGATGATCCAGCTTCGAGTAGCACGAGGCCACCGCCGATACCAATGTGACAGAAAGAGGCGATGTGAACGTGCTCTCCAATGTAGATCCTTCCGGCTCCCTCCAGCTTCACCCACGAGTCGATCCGAGCCGTTGGATGCACGCGAATGAGATGCTTCACGAGAGCGATGCAGTCACGCTGCACTTGCGCGTTCTGTCGTTCCGCCACGTCATACTGATGACAGCCCATGCCGCGAATCCAGAGCGCTTCGCGACAGGCTTCTTCCGGCGTCTGGAATGGGCCAGCAAGACGACCACTGCGGACAGTGGATTCGACATACCAGCCGGGAGCGTCTCCGCTTCCAATGTAGTTGACGACTTCCATGTTGTCACATGCAGGAAGTCTCTGTGCCTCAATGATGCTAGCCACGTTTCACCGCTTCCTTGAACTCGTTAGCAATCACCTTCACCATTGGTGGCGTGAGTCCTGGATGCGTCGGGAGATTGATACCGCGCATGGCCAAGTCCTCAGTCACCGGAGGAGTCAGACCATAAGCCACGTAAGGTGGCAGAGATGGAATCGGCGGGAACAGCGGACGCGTCTCAATGCCACGCTGATCCAAGCGACGCATGACGGTGTCACGGTCAATACCCTTGGGGACCAGCACCGAGAACATCCATGGTGCGTGCGTCGTTCCCTCAGGTATGTGCTGCGTCTCGAAGTCCTGCAACGCATCCGTGTAATCCGCCCACACGACGTGTCGCAGACCTGCGTTCGTGTGGAAC